CACAAAACGTATTTTTATTGGCATAAATTAATATTTTTTCCGTCCTTGATGTTTTCTTTATTCTTTAAATAAAACATTTCGTATGGGTATTGTTTATCATCTGATAATACCCTAGCATATGGGGCGCCAAATATCCCATTTATTCCGTTTTTATCTAGTTTATATTTATATTCTTTTGCAAATATAGCGTTAAATTTTGGCTTGTTATCAACGTGAGTATCCATATTGGTAGGAGCAATATCATAATCACACGCTAGATTTTTTATTCCATTTATATTAACGGTAAAAACTGACTTATTATATTTTTCTTGGTATCTCCACAATATATCACCATCTTCTTCACCTATAGCTAATAGTCTCTCATCAAAATATCCGATTTTATCTAGTTCTATTTTTGAAACTACGAAATGGGACCAACTTCTATTTAATGTAAATAGACCAAGATTTGTTTTTTCAATTACATCTTGAATGCATTCGATCAATTTTCCATTATCAAATGATAAATCATCATTAAGAATTAAATTATAATTAGTTTTTGAAAATATTACTAGGTTATTCCATAATTTTGCTAATGATCTGAATTCCGTATACATTATTGGGATCACATTTTTCTTAGAGGAAATATAAGACAAGATTTCCTTTCTGTAATTGTTATCCACACTTTCTTTATATTCTCCATTTATTGCAACTAATATTTCAATATCTGGATAAAATTTCTTTATATTATCTACTAAATTTTTAAATAGCGGTAATCTTCTTTTAAATGTTGTAATACAAATAGTAATTTCTTCCATTATTTATCTTTATAATTGTGTTTTAATTCTAAATCGTAATAAGGTATTTTTAATTTGTCTAGGAAAACTGAAATATATCTTTCCATTAAACCTCCCTGAATTCTATATCTATGTTTTGTATCGAAAATGTTAAGTTTTCCGCATTCAATTATCGGAGATAAGAATTTCATCATTTTTTCAAAAATATTTTTACTATATAATGAAGCAGAGCATATATTTTTGGGGATGTTCCCTTTCCATTCTTCTATGCTTTCTTTCTTTCCATAAAAATTATTATAATCATTTATTATATAGTCGTAACAGTTAAGCCCTTGCCCAGTTAATAAATTAGGCTTTGTTTCGTCAGCCAATATTCTTTGCCAATAATCTCTCCAACATTTTGAAAAATATATTAAGTCGTATTTAGATAATGCATCTTCTATTTGTTCTGTAATATTTACTTTATTATCAACGGTCATTAATTGATAGTCATAATGGATAAACCCAACATAATCATATTTTTTATATAAATCATTAATATATACATTATAAATTGCTTCGGATTCGGTATACCAAGCTCCTAACTTTTTAAATCCAGGTAATTCTGTCATATTAATAATATCGTATTTATCGTACCATTTTGAATTTCTTAACTTATCGTCAGATACATTGATAAATCCCCAATTTTTATTATTAAAATCAGAATCAATAGAATAATATTCATCGATTATTCTATTATGCGCCACTATATATATTTTCCAATTTTTCTTCATTTTAAAAAAACTTCATTAAACTTGTTAATTACATTAGATGGAGAAAATTTTTCATTTAAATATAATGTATCGTATGGATTGCGTTTACTTATATTTAGCAATATTTCGTAAAGCTCGTTCTCCGAATTATAAATGGCACAATTTCCATCTAAATATAATAAATGATTATTTTCAGATGAATTTCCATATGTAATTATTTGTTTATTCTTACAAGCAAATTCCAAAACTGAAAGCCCGAAACTTTCTCCTTGAATTCTTGCATGAAGCATTGCATCGCAAGTATTTATGAATTTGCTCTTATATTCCATGTCGCAGCTTCCGTTTAAAAATATGGCTCTAGGATGATCAATGAATTTATTCGTATTCATAAAAATAAAATAAATATCGTTTCTCTTTTCTAACGCCTTGGCTATTGAACTATATACGAATCGGATGTCAAAAGTTTCTAATCCGCCATACCTACCTAAAACTACAGAATTTTTACTTATTGACAACTCACTCCTTAAATCAGAATCTATTTCTGGCATGTTAATCATATGTGGAACATAAGGGATTTCATAATTTGAAATAGAAGATAGCCACTCAGAAACAACAGCATATTTGTCACCATGTTTTTGGTCTGCTCTTCCACAAAACACAGAATGTATTAAATTTTTAACTCCAGGAACAATTCGTCCATCATTTTCTCCACTTTTTATATAATAAAAATAATCTATGTTATGTCTTTCCACTATTGTTGGAAGATATTCAAAATCTTTATAATTAATTACATCAAAATATTTATTAAATTTTTCTTCGGCATCTTCATCATTTTTTTGATCGTGGCTTATAATAATAGATTCGTTTCCTAATATCTCTTGATTATAATACGCATAATCAAATAATGCAATAGAAGTTCCTCGTTTGCTTAAAAAGTTATCATGAAATAAAATTCTTTTAGTCATTATTTTTCAAATATTTATCTGTGATTATACTAAACTTAGTAACTTTTTCATTATTGGAAATTAATCTGCATTGCAAATTATATTGGTCCTCATTTTTAGAATCATTTTCCATTGATTTATGAGGAAGGTGAAATAATTGAATCTTTGTATATTCTTTTCTTATTCCGTTCCTGTTTAATCTGTACCCTATTTCATCATCTTCACCACCCCAGCAAGTAAATCTTTCATCAAAACCTCCAGTTTTAAAAATATTATCAAATCCGATAATATAAAAAGCGCCTAATCCATTCATAAGTCTAGGTTTTATATCTATATTTATTGCAGAAAACGAATTATTAGGAAAGTCTATCTGACCAGAATTTTGAATATCCAGCACCCCACAAGTCTTCATTGAACTCATGTCGAAATTAATAAGTTCATCTATCAATTTATCATATTCGGATTCAAGGAAAAATACATCATTATCCAAAAAACAAAATATATCTGGTTTATTGTGAAGATAATTATATTCAATTACCTTATTTATCTTTTCACTCTTTTTAAATTCTCCATTTTTATATGGAATATGTATCGACCCAGGAAGCTCATTTGTTTCTGAAAAATCAAATAATAAAGGAACAATTGACATCCCCTTACTATTGGAATAATCAGAAAATTTATTTATTTTCTTCCAACAATATTCGACATTCTTCAATCTTGTTTCAGAATCCGATCCATTCCAATATAATATGTTAAAAGTTATCTTAGTCATTTATTACTTTTATCCACTTATTAATTATATCTTCATTTTTCATATAGCTAAAATTAGATAGACTGTCTGGTTTATGAAAATTAGTTCCAGAAACATAACATTCCCCTTCAATATATCCCCACGTTTCGCTTCCTGAATAGTGATATACGTCTGTCACTGATGAGTATATTTTTTGTTTGTCAGTACTCCATCCAGGATATATTACTTTTCTATTATCAATTAATGGTTCAACATAATCTTTAAAATAATTCATATCCCCAATATTTCCATAAATAATTACTTTCTTACATCCGTCTTCTAATGCTTTATTTATTGATATGTGCGTATTCTTTAATGGAAAAATAGTACCTATTACGCCACCCGTTTTTACATTCGGCCTATTTATCACATTTATTGGAGGAATTATATTAGGAAGTATGAAAGAATCAACATCTATATTATGATCTTTTTCTTGTTCCTTGCTAACAAAATGAATGCAGTCAATTTTATCTTTTATCGGATTTATATTGAAAAAATTAGCTCTTTCATGACAAGAAAATATAATCTTTTTATTGATAAATGGTAAATTATACGTATAATGGCATATAAATACATCATTTCTATTACAAGATAAAGTATTTATCAATTTCCCATTACATTTACCCAAATGAAAATCATGGGGTCCATAAAAGCAAGTTTCAAGTCCATTATCATTTAGGTAATTCGTCAAATTAATAAAGGCCTCAGTTGACCCTCCCATTCCGCTAAATCCGCTAATTATTTTTATCATACTATTTAGTACATTCGTATATTGTTATTAACTCTCCATTTGAAATACTTCCAATTATTTTTTTATAATAATTAGAAATCCAATCATATTCATCATAATTTTCCATATCAATCCATTCTCCATTATTGCAAACAGCATAAGTCCAAAATGAACAGGACATGTTTATGTATTCATTTTTATTCTTGAAGAACGTGAAGTAATTTTTGTGAGATTTCATATTATTTATAATATTTCTATCAGACTCTGTTTCTGGGCCAGCATTATTTACGCATAATTCCCACGTTCTATTATGAATATCTACTTTACGTTTATTTAAATGAATAAGATTCCACTCAATATCTTCTTTCTTTCCAGAAATTATTCCATTTCCGTTTCTATCAAGCATATAACAAGAGAATATTCTACCTCCTTTTTCACAAGTAAGCCATTTTCCATTAGGATTCTCTGTTGATATTATGTTTTTATTTTTATCAAAAGTGTAATATTCCCCTAGTTTTATGAAATATTGTTCATCAGTTAATGATTTTATTTCTTTTAATTTGTCTGTTAAGGCATCTTTATTTTTAAGGTTCATTTCTTTCTTAATGAATTCTTCGTAAAACTTAATCTTACTCTTTCTTATTTTCTTTGAATCAGAATACTTGTATAATATATATGGTTTTTTAACATCTTCCATTGAATCAAACTTACTCATTTGTTCATCTGGATTTTCCCCAACGACTAAAACTGAAAAATAATCTAGCGTACCTTGATCATTCATTTTTATTTGCTTTTTCTTCTAATAAAATATTTTTTTCTTTTTCTATATCGGAAATATCTATCTTTTCTAACTTTTCAAATTCGTATTTATTAGTTCCATCATTTTTTTTGCAAGTAATATACTTATTTAAAGCCTTTCCTTGGGATAAATCACTTCTAAATAATAAATAATCCTGGACTATTAGTCCTTTATATAAATATCTTCTACCATCTTTGAATACCACTTCCAAATCCTTATAATCATCTTTCTTATCATAGCATTTGGAGTATTTAATATTAGAACTATCATACCAACATTCGTCGATAGATAGTTCTTTGTTATATTTTGTTACAATTACACTCATTACTTACTAAATTTTATTTGTTTTGCTATTTCAACGAAATCAAAAAATGTAAGTTTTTCATTTTTAAGAACAAATGGCTTTAAAAGCTCAATCATTTCTTCAGGCCTTTTCATCTTAAAATTGTCATCATAGAAACAATCGCCGAATTCTTTATCAAAGTTTTTATCACTCATGCATTTGGACATTTGATCTTTAATGTTTACAAGATATTCAGTTTCTTGATATCTTGCATCAATTTTTTTAAATCCAGCTTTTTCCCCTAATACGTATATTGGAAAAAATAAATCATCTATGCCATTTTGATTAGAAATTATTGTAACTTGGCCATAACAATATTGATTAATTAGCCTATAATAAATGTCTTCAGCATTCTTATTAAATGATGCTTCTTCAAAAATTATCCACGTTTTTTTAAATTGTTCGGAATGGGATGGATATCCGCTAACGCCAAAACTATAAGCTCTAGGGCTTACCGTATAAAAAGAGTTTCCGTTACTTAAAATAAATGACGTCTTATTTGAATATTCGATATCAATATTTAAATTTAGTCTCCCATTTATTGTATGCAGATAGTCCTTTGTTTTATCCAATGTATATTTCCCTAAGTTACAATTTCCTGGGATATATAAAATATTCCATCTTTCGTTAGACAATAGTCTAGATGCCGCTATTGCGCTTATGAACGATGTCATCCCAACTTGCCTGTGTTTCTTAACAACTACATTAGTTTCAGATTCAATTGCATTTAAGACGCTTTTCTGAGCTGTTGTAAGAATAAATGGCTCGTAATATTGCCCACTATGTACTTCTAGATTATTTTCAATCAAATCAGACAATGATGATTCGATTGTAAATTTTAAACTATTTTTTTCCATATTATTATATTTTATACAAATGTACAAAAATAAATTATAAAAAACAACCTATTGTTTAAAAAATAAATTTGTTTTATTAATTAATATATTTTTATCTTCATTATGCTTAATAAAATAAAATATTTGATTGGTAGTTGGTTTATCCAATGCGCCTAGCTTTTCTATATATGGGCCAATTTTTATAAAATCAAAATTAGATAGATTTATTTTTTCATTAATTTCTTTATTACCTGAATACCAACAAGTTTTTATTTCAGGATAATGTTTTTTAGATCTTTCAGCTAAATAATTAATATATTCAGGATATAAATCTCCGCCCATAAACGAAACGCAGCTTATTCCTTTATTTATATCCATCAAATGCACAAATTCATTTTCGTCAAGTATTATTCCGTTATCTTCTTGAAGATATGAAGAATGACATCCTGGACAGCTATTAGGACATCCGCAGATATTAATAGCTAAAGAAATCTCATCGGGGACTTCTCTAGCTACTATTTCAAAATTTATATATTTTAATTCTTTCATTTATCGTCCATATTTCCATATGATCTTGTCTTCTGTTCTTTCTGTCTAGCTGATGACCAGTTAGTTAACTTGGTAAGATATCCGATGATCCTGTCATAGTAATCAATATTTTTGCTATGGCATTTAGGACATTCAGTTATCGGATGCTTTGTGATATACCCACAATCTTGACATTCTGAATTAGGAACATTAAACGTGAAATATTTACACCCTACTTCTGCCGAATATTTAACTATCTTTTTATATTGCTCGTATGACATGTGGGAGTCTAAGTTTACGTGGCAAGCTTGTCCTCCGTCTAACTTGTCTCCGCAAAATTCGTCTCCATGTAGCTTAAATTTATTCAATATTGATATTTCGGTATCATTAGGCTTAAAAATGTAGCTAGCATAAAGATTTGTGTCTTTTGGAACCCAATATCCTTCGGATTTATCTCTATTATATAATTTTACGGCAGCACTTTCGCATGGCGTAAATTCTGTATTAAACATCAAATGCTTTGTCTTATGCTTTGCATTTTGTTCTTTTATTGTGCCGAAAATTAAATTGCAAAATTTTCTATAATCGTCATTATAATTGCAAGTAAAACCTAAATATTCAGCAGCTTGATTTAGCCCATTTATTCCAATTGTTAAATATTGTTTATCAAGGTCAATAAATCCAGCGTCATATACTGGGAACATGTGGTTTTTAAAGAACTTATACATCAAATCATTATAAGCCTCTTGATACTTGTAAACACGATCTAATACTTTGGTCAAATAATTCGAAATATTACCATCCGTTATTTCGGTTTCTCTCTTGGTGTGCCAATTGTTAGACCCTGTAGTTTCTCTAATACAATCCTGAATTATCCTATTCATATTAAGAGTTATTACATTCTTACTTCCAGTCATTTCACCTATTTGGCCATTGGTAAAATTGAATTGTGGTTTGCTTAACTTCGAAGATAATCTACAGCACGAGCTGAGCGAATCGGCACTATCACTAATATAAGTAAAGAAAGAATCACCTTCTGAATACTCTTTACAAACAAATTCATATGCTTGTTTATCTTGGAATTCTCCATCTTTATAAATTAGAGCATAAGAACAAACTGGAAATGTAAGTAGACATTTTAATCTCTCTTGATTTAACCAATTAAGGTAATATTGTTGAAGCCAATTAAAACTATTCCATACAGGTTTTGTTCCATCTGGAAAATAAAAATCCCCATACATTGTTTTATAAAAATCTTCATCAAAAAAACTAAAATTTACAAATGCCGATTGAAGTCCTCTGGCTGCTGCTGGTTGATTTATTGAATAAGTTATTTGCTGAAAATATTGATTTAATTGAGTGCCTATTGTCTTTTTTCTTTTTGAATTATCGCTTGAAATTACAGAATCTTTATTTTTAAAATAATTGTCGCCCCATTCTTTTCTACAAAAATAATCCATTGATAGGAAGGTTCCAGGTATGGCCAGGGCGCCTTTAAAATTAGATGAAACGTTAAAAACAAGGTTAACCAATAACCCGCAGAAAGAATCTATATTTTCAGGCTTCGCTGATTGTCCGCCTAAATCTTTTAGTCCATTTAATAAAAAAGGATAAAGAGAAATTGCCACACAATATGGCATTCCAATTTGACTACTAAGGTCATGAAAATACATAATTGAGTCCAAATCTTTATCCATTTGATCTTTTGGAAAATCTGGATATAATTGTTTTAAATGATCTTTCCATAATTCAAGATTTGTTATTTGATTGTCTTCTTTATGAATTTCGGCATTTAATACACCTATATTGTGGCAAGAAACATTAGAATTATCATCAATAGTAGAATTTGCTGTATTATCCGATTTAATGAATTTATTAATGAATTTCTTCTTTTTTGCAACGAATTCTCTTGTTTTATTATGCTCCGAACGATATATAATGTATGATTTTGCTTCTTTATAATACCCACAGCTCATTAATATTTTTTCGATTGTATCCTGGATAATCTCTACACTGGAACCATCATTTACTTTTATTTTATTGATTTCTGATAGTATTAACTCTGGAATTTCTTCCTTTCCTTCTGATTTAAATACTTTTTCGATTGCTTTTACTATTTTATTAGAATCGAATAATTCTTTACTCTTGTTTCTTTTTACAACGTTAATTTCTTGCATTTTTATTAATTTTTTTTAATTATTTCAGAAGGGTACATCACTGCTAATATCCTGTTTAGTAGTTCCTGTTCGTTCAGTTATTTTCTTTTTCAGTAATGATTTCTGTAAATTATTTTGTTCCTCGTCTTTTTCTTTTTTGTAGTCATTCATTCCATCAAATGTCTTAGATTCATTAGTCTTAATTTCACAAGTTCCATTATTGAAATAAATGCCTTCCATTACTCTACCTGATTTTCCTGATCTATTTTTAAGAATTGCGATTGTGGCAATACAGTTTTCGATATCTTCCAATGCTCTAGCTATTGACATTACAATATGTGCAATTTGTAGTTTTTTGAAAGAACCACCAGCCTTATCCATAGTTAAAACTTCACAATTTATTGAATCTTTTGTACCTTGAGTTGGAACCCATAATCCAATATCTAAATCAGACGCAATTGCCTCTAATTGTCTCATAGTATGTCCCTCACCAGTCCATTGATCTTTGAAATTTTTACTAGGTATTAAGCACTCAAAATAATCTATAATAACCATATCTGGTTTGAATCCAGTATTGATTAATCTTTTGATATAATTTCTTATCTGTAATGGACTTATTTCACCAGTGTTGAATTTCTTTATTCTAAGACTATCGTCAAAAGTGGTGCATTTAGACATGATATCTTTAACCCGATCAATATTGTCCTTGTTGGACAATGATCTGGCTTCGACTCCTGTTATTTTTCCAATATGTTTTCTTTGAATTTGTTTTTCTTTATCCTCGAATACAATCTGCGCAACTTTAAAGCCATGAGACGCAGCGTAATTAGCCATAGCAGTGGTAATAGTTGTCTTTCCGAATCCACTAGGAGCAATAATAACGCCCAATTCTCCTTTTCCAATTCCACCTTCAAGAGCCTCATCAATTCCACCTATACCTGTCGGGATTACATTTCTATAATCTTCTGAAAGAACGTCGCCCAAATTATCTCTAAGCCCAATTCCTATTTCTTCTCTATTTCCAGCGGATAACGCTTTTTGCCATAAATCTTCAAGTTCCTCAAATCTATCAATATCTCCTATTTTAAGAAGTTCTGTAATTTTATTATTGAATCTAATAAAGTTTTGTTGTCTGAAGAATTTTTGCCCTAATTTTTTTATCTCGTCAGAGCCTTCACAGGAAGTTTCCTTAATTTTAGAAATCGTTGAAATGATGTATTCCAAATCTTGATCATTCTTGGATTTGCTTCTCATTTCAATTTCTATTTGTTCATATGATGGAACGCAATCATATTGCTTATAATATTCCATTAATGACCCAACAAATCTCTTCAAATTCTGATCAGTAAACATATTATTATCAATAATATCGCATACATCAGTAAAATATTTTTTATCATTTATAAAATGACTAGCAAGACGATACTGAAACTCAATACCCAAGTATCCGAGATTTCCTCTGTTAACTTCCATTTATTGTTTTTTAAAGTAATGTAATGCAGAGAAATTAATCCCTGCATTAGTTATAACTTAATAATACCGAATTAGTATTATTGTTTAGAAAAATTAAGATTGTTTTATTGGGGACAGATCGTATTCTTTTTCTCCAAAATCGTAATATGTGCTATAAACTTCATAAACAACCTTTTCGTGACCGTTGTCGTCTACTACCAGATTAATTGCTTCTAGTTTATCTTTTACATCTGTCACTTGATTTGTGACTGGATTAATAACAATATCTTCAAGGGATAATTCTGGCAAATATTGTTTATACATATTCTTAACACCTCTTTGTTTTGATCTATAAGATGCACAGGTACTTGAAATATGACGCATAATGATACTAGTTAGATCAGGTCTTCCTGAAGCGCCTTTTTGAGCTACTTGCTTTGAAAAATCCATTTCGATATTTCTATTATCGTATTTATATTTACGATTCGTTAAATCTACACTGTTTCTAACTGGGAATGGATATCCGTCTCCAGACCAAATCTTAGAAATAATTGGATTCTTTCCATCAAAGAATGTAAATTTAAAAGTAGTTTTGGGAACCATTCCGATAGGCGTTGTAAACTCTGGAGTAGGGTAATTTTCATCATAATTATACCACATATATACCCTAGACTTTGATTTTAGATCTCTGTCTATTAGGTTAACTACATCATCAATTGTTTCCTTCAACTCTAATGAATACAACGATTCCTCATCTAAATTATAAATATTGAAATCTCTTTTACAGATAATAATATCTTCATTTTTATTTTCTGAGTCATTAATTGTTAGCACGAATGAAAATCTATAATCAATGTTGCTAAAATCTTTCTTTTGTTCTTTAATCATTTTGTTTGTAAATTAAAAATTAATAAAACTTTATCCTTTATCATCATTATCGTCTGCTTTTTTAACTTCTATTTCGCTATTTTCATCAATATCTTCATCCTTATACAAGTCGTTTATTTTACTTAATAAAAATTTAGAATATTGCTTTTTATAGTCGTCTAACTTTTCTGGGTTCCATAAACCATGAGGGACAGAACAAATTTTTCCTTCATAAGTTATTTCATTCACATGATTTTTCTTGACTTTTATCTTAGTCTGGGTACCAAAATTATAATCGTGTCCTCCAGAAGTTGCTTTCAATTGAGCAACACCTGCACTAACAATACCACCCATTTCAATCAATAGCCTAACAGCATACATAAATCCTTCGCCTCCGCTATTCTTCATCTGAGGTTGTCCCATTTGCATACTATCAATCCATACCTTATTAACAGCAAAAAATGTATTAGTATATCTGCTTGATTCTTTTCTTGAGATCGGAATTCTATTACTGACAATTGTATTGAAACTTTGTTTTAGAGAAGCAGCGTCGAACATGTTGTTTCCAGCTTTTGACATTACTGATCTATAAGATGGCAAAGATCCTACTGAATCCCATACAAAACACATTTCACAATCTATTTCACCTTCTTCGGTGCCTTGTTTATCCAATAAATCACTTATTGAATATGCTATATCTTCAAGAACGGCTATTTTTCGATTTGGTTTTGCTAATTCTTTACTTTGAGAGTAGTCCATTTTTCCATATTGATCGAACAGAATTTGTTGGTCATAATAAAGAAAAAATCCTTCATGATCAATTACTTTTTTAGTGATTTCCCCTGTTTCTTCATTTACAACGTCTTCATAGACATCGGTGAATTGAACTCCACACATTCTAGCATGCTCCCAAGGAAAATTTCCCTCAGTCTCATAAATAACAGGAAGAATTCCCAATCTTTGGCACTGAGCTATTAAGCATAATTTAATTGTTGATTTGCCTGTATTTGGAAGCCCCCTTACCATACTAAAAAATCCTTTTGGAATTCCTGGTATTTTTACTGCATCATAAAAAGCCTCTGGAAGAATTATCCACTCCAAATCTTTATCTTTTACATTTCCAAGATTATTAGCTTTCTTGAATTTCATAACGGATGCAGCCCTATCTTCTGGAGTAGAAGCTAACTTTGAAACATCTTTTTTCTTTACTGGTTGTTTATTGGCCATTTGTAAAAAGTTTTTTATTAAACATAAAACAATATTTTTCTAGTACTGCAAATGTACTATTAAAGTTTCAAATAAACAAGTTGTTTTTATTTATTTTTTTCTTTTTTAGAAGTTTCCTTCTTGTCGGATACTGGTATTTCAATATTTTCTTTTTCATTCTTTACAAGCCCTTCTTTTTGCATTACAGGAGGGGCTTTAATTACATTCTCTTCCTTAAATATTTTTCCTGTTGAACCGAACCCTCCATCTCCACGTGGAGTTTCATCCAGCTCATTAACAATTTCAAATTCAGCTGGAATAATTTCCTCTAAATATAACTGTGCAACTCTGTCTCCAACTTCATAAGGAAAATCAGGATAAGTCAGTTCCACTTTATTCATGCCTAGTTTTACAATACCATCTGGTAATGCTCTAAATCTGATTTGGTATTCGCCTGTATAATCAGGATCTAGTAGACATGGACTATTTTGAATAATCCATTTTGTTTTCGTTAGCGAACTTCTTGGAACCAATGTTAATTTACAATTTGCAGGAGGTTGAATGGAAAATCCTAATTTGCAAATTACCAAATCGTCTTCTTTTTGAACAATTTCTGTTGCAACTACATCCATTCCGCCAGCTAATTCACTAGTTTTCTTTGGAACTTGCGCTTCTTTTACTAATTTTTTAATTTTTAATTTCATCTTTAAATATTTTTTAATATAAATTGCCCAGCTATTTTTTATTAGCTGGGCTTTTTTGTAATTTAAAATGGAAGATCGTCTGTCTCTTCCGTATCATTGGCTGTATTTTTATTTTCGTTGGTTGTGTCTGATTCATCTTCGATTTCTGTTTCGTCGTCTAATTCGTTGGAATTAGAAAACTCTTTTTTATCGACATATTTCCCTAACTTTTGATCAAAGAATGGATCACCCCCATTTATTTTAATTTGAAGATATTCGAATGATTTAATTCCAAAAACATCGTTCCATACTTTTTTGTCTTTTATTAATTCATCGATTCTTTCGTCAGTTGAAGCTAGCTGACTTTCTTTGGATGAAGATAATATGCTAGTAATAATACTGCAAATTACGCCTTTTTTCTCTTGTTTTTTTACAGTAACAATAAGGTCTCTTCCTTTTTTAGTATCAAAAATGTCAACACCTTCTTCTTTATTATTTTTATAAATATCGATTATGCTTTCATAATTAGATTGGCTCATTCTCCAAAATTTTATTCCAAAGTCTTCATCACTCCTGTCTATCACTCTAACAATATAGTATTTGCTTGGGCAATTGTTTTTATATATGTCTTTATACTTGTCAAACGTCTCTCCGCCTTTTTTTTGCTCTTGGGCGGCCCCTTCTCTAATGTCGCAGAATGGACAATTTTTATTAGTACCTTCTGGAAGGCCTTCTGTTTGTTTTGTACAAATATATGACGATTTAGCTGATTTCAAATAATGAGTATGAACTTCTTTAAATGGCGTTAAAGAATCAGAAGTAAGCATAAGTATTCTTATATGCAATTTTTTTTCGTTCTCGCCTTTTCCAAGTCTAACATTTAAATAATTTTTAACATTAAAGTCTATTTTTGCCTTCTTTGTTATTTGAGTTGTTTTACTTTTTGAAGCTTGAATACGATTGTACTGCTCTTCAATTGGATCTAAAATTTCCATTTTTTTAATTTTTTAAGTTTATTATTAATTTTAAATTTTTGGCCGATTACTTTCAGCCATTATTAATTTCTATGCAAATGTACTATTATTAATTTAATAATGCAAGCTATCTTTCAAATATTTTTTAAACTCTGAACATCGAAGCTAATGACTGATTCATTTCATCATCGTCCACTCCGAAACTTTTATATACGTCTTGTACGTTATCTGATTCAATATCAGAAGGTTTAATCACATATTCTTTATTATCGTTATCGTCATCTGACAATCTATAATGTCCTTCACTTTCTTTTTTATTCCAATAATCTTCTGGCGTTTGAGAAAATGGATCAGATACTGTTATTCTTTTTTGTAACGTTTCAACTGGAGTCGGATTGCGTTCAATTATTTCATCTTTAATTTTATTCATTTCAGAATCCGTATTTTTTACAATACCTTGAACTTTATCGGTTAATTTTGCCAATATTTCAATCATTTTATCATTCTGAGCTGCCATATTGCTAACCTTAAAATCGACATCGTCTTGCTTGTTTGCCAAATCTGTCACGTCAATTTCGACACTGTCTTCTGGAGCCTGCATAGGTACAGGCTCTGGTGCTGGTTGAGGGGCTATTTCTTGAGTCTGAGGGGTAAGAGCGCTATCAGCAGGAGCTGGATTAATTGTTGGCTGAGTTTCAGTACTAGCTTCATCTGGCTCTCCTTGTGGAGCATCAAGATTTGGATTTGGCAATTGTCCCGAAGTATCTCCTTGTTGATTGTTCGGATTTTTTTGACTATTTTGGTCGTTCGGATCATCATCCGCTTCATCTAATAGCAAATCATCTTCTTTATTAACAAATGAATATTCTAGCAATTTTTTAAATCTTTTCTTACTAGAGTTCATTTCTTGTTCTGTTAACTTCTTTAACTTTGCCATCTTATTCGTTTAATAATTGTCTATTATCGTCTTCTAGAAATATTTCACTATTTGTTTTTTCAATTAACCCATCTGACTTTTTCTTAATTGTTTTTCTTTTCTTAGAAATATACTGACTATTAAAATCTTCATTACTTGAAGATTGTCCCGTATTTTTTTGATCATTAAACACGAAGTTATCTAATCTTTCGTGGATACTTTTTGTAACCGTCTTTACCATAATAATTTATATTTATTATATAAATAGTATTAATTTGTCATTTTAACGAACTATTATCTATTTTTTTTATTTTTTTGATCGAAAGTTTATTTTTACTTGACAAAATTAAATTTCCTCTGTAATTTTCCCAGTTAACCTTGTAATTTTTGTGATTTGTATTCCCAATTTCGCAATTTTCAGTTGATTCTATTAACTTATTCATCCCGTTAATTGAAAATACGCATCCATTCTTAAAGTTTACAATGGTTGCATTGCTGAAATGAAATTTAAAGTCTATTCTCTCCTCTGATTTTATTTTAAATGTTAGAAGATAATCAGTATTGTTGTCTTCAACTTCATATATGAAAACCTCTTTTTTATCGATTCCGAATTTATCATTTAAATAAGTAAAAAACCAATCTATTTTTTGTTTCTTGACGAATGATGCTATTAGTAACGCTTTGGTTATATTTTTATTTTCCATTGTTTATTGCGTATAAATACGGTATTATTTTA